CTTGCCCTGAATTCCTAACCCACTAGGGCGACCTGTAAAGAGAGGTCTGTGAACATGGCACTCTCCCCAAAGCAACCTGTAAAGAGAGGTCTGTGAACTTGGCACTCTCCCCAAAGCAACCTGTAAAGAGAGGTCTATGATGGGTTTATGAGCGCCCTGGTGATTATCAAAATTACTTGCATTGCTATTCCTTGCAGAAATGTCTTATTTGACTTATTTGTCTTATTTGTCTTATTTGTATTAAATTTAATTGGAATATGCTAAGCCACCCATACCCGACATAATACGAAGAACGTTGTAGTTAACCGCATATACGCGAACTTTGGCGGTATTTACACCCTGAACTGTAGCGTTCGACAATACTAATTGGAGAGTAGCATTGTCAATGCGCGAGAAATTGCAGGTGCCAGATGGCTGGTGTTCTTCGGGTCTTAGAGCAAACGAATACACATTAATGCCTGTGTCTGGAGCACGGGTGTGGTGCTGGAATGGCTGAACAAGGTCAAAATAGGTGCCTTCACGCTCCGAAAAGCGGTCCTGACCGTTAAGCTGTAATTTGGCAACTACAACTGGATTTTCACCCCAGCAATGCATGTCTAACGCGGTTTCGGCTAAAACGAAGGTGCCGGCATCAGATACACCCGAGTCTTCCACATTAGCGGTTCCATTGGGTCCATTAGCATTTGTGCCTGTAAGAGTTCCACCAATCAAGCCGCCTGTATTGTTTGATCCAAGAACTACACTTTGACCTGCTTGATTAGTAACAGTTACAGGTGTTCCACTAATTTGCGCTGGTTTAATCTGATTTGCCCACATGTCTTCAAAAGCACCAGTTGAATTAATAAATTCATTATTTTGACCAGCTACACCGATATTTGCTTTAGAACCAAACGCGTGAACCGCATTTGGTAGCGCATCTAACGCATCAGTGTAATTGAATGGCTGAGCTCCTAATAGAGTATTTAGCGCAGAACCTTGAACTAATGACGCACAATAGTCAACGTTGGCATCTGGCTGAACGACCCAGATTAATTCTTTGCATGGATGATTTAAATTTAATTTAATTTTATTTGACGACGAACCAACCGACTCATCACCAGTGAACTGTAACTGTTCAATTAAATATTCGTGTGGGTTTTGCGCCATACGTCTGCGCTCATCTGTATCTAAGAAAATGTAATCAACAAATAGCGAAGCAGCAGCTAATGACTGTTTGTAAGCACCGTTAACCTTGGTGCCTTGACCGTCTAAACTACTGACAGCCCACAAGCACTCTTCGATGTTGCGAATATCTAAGTTGATTTTAACTTCGTGATATTGTAACGCAATTAATGGTAGAGCTAAACCTGGATTGCGGCAATACCAGAACTGTAGTGGAATGTATAAAGTAGTTTCAGGTAGCGCTTTGCGTGGGGCGCAAACTTGGCGCACACCATTAGCCGAGCAAGGACCATCTACTTCCGCGAATGTAGGATCGCAAACATATGTTAACTGGGTGGTATTACCAATCATCTTGTAATAACCACGCTCTTGTTCCTTGGATAAAGTGAGCTGATTCCAAATGTGCATCCAGTCACCATATTGACGGTCAATACGCTGGCCACCAATTTCAACTTCAACTTGCGAAATTAACTGCTCACCGGGGAAGTCTAACCATCTAGCATATACATCACCGGTAGTATTCTTTAAGCTTTGACCGATTTCAGGGAGTGTAATCTGTAAATAGGTGCGGAAAGCTAAGTCACCATTGCGCGAAATGGTGCAAGTAACACGGCGACCGAAGTCAGCTTGGCCGTTGAAAGTTTGCTCAATCGATTCCATCGCGAAATTAGTGTGACGACGATAGGTGACCTTCCAGAAAGTAATTTGGGGATTACCTGTTAAATATACATCTTGAGCGCCATAGGCGACTAATTGCATTAAACCACCAGCCATTTTTTTATAATATTCCTAAAGAAAAAAAATTTTTATAATTAATTTAATTAATTAATTAATTAATTAATTAAATTTTTCAATATTTTTTCAATATTTTTTCAATATTTTTCAATATTTTTTCAATATTTTTTCAATATTTTTCAATATTTTTTCAATATTTTTTCAATAAAAGTTATAATAACTTTTATACAAATATTATAATAAACATTATAATATTATAATTATATAAGTAGCTATGAAAAAGGCAACTATTATTAAAACTACATTAGATAGTAAGCATAATGAAATCAGTAGTTCGTTTAAGCAAAATGAAGAAGTAATTATTCCTAAATATTTAAAAATTATAGAAAAATTAGAATTATTATTGCAAAATTCAACTAATAACACCAAAAAACAAACTATTATTGAAAATATAAAAAAATATAAAAATGTGATCAATTCTCTTGAGAAAAAAAAGAATGAATATTATTTGAACAATTCAAAATATATATTTGAATACTTTGAAAATAAAAAAAATATTTCTAATAGTGATTTAATAGCACCTAATTCAAACAAAAATGATATAATACACAAATTTTTTTCTACATCACATAATGAAGATTACAATAGCAATAGTAATAGCAATAGTAATAGCAACAGTAATAGCAATAACACAATAAATTCAATTGATAAATATTTTAACAATATTGATTATTTATATTTAAATTATGACAATTTTATATATCCTTCTGATATTTGTAGTGTGTGTAATAGAGGTGAAATGGTTTATGTGGAGTCTGACGGCATATCGGTTTGTAATAATTGCTCTAATATTATTAAAAATTTAATTGAAATCGATAAACCATCATATAAAGAACCACCTAAAGAAGTTTCTTTTTATGCTTATAAACGAATTAACCATTTAAAGGAAATATTGGCACAATTTCAGGCAAAAGAAAGCACAAATATTCCCGATGAAGTGTTTGAAAATATTAAATATAAAATCAAAAAAGAACGCATTAGCATTAATGAGCTAACAAATAATAAAACAAAAGAAATTTTGAAGAATTTAGGTTATAATAAATATTATGAACATATACCATTTATTAAAGATAAATTAGGTATAAAACCACCAATAATGAGTTCCGAATTGGAAGAAACATTATGTAATCTATTTATTGAATTGCAAAAACCATATTCTAAATATTGCCCTAAAGAGCGCGTTAATTTTTTGAATTATTATTATACACTTTATAAGTTATGTGAATTATTAAATGAAACGCATTTTTTGCCATATTTTCCTATGTTAAAAGACAGAGAAAAGCGTGTAGAACAAGACCAAATATGGAAAAAGATTTGTTTAGATTTGGGTTGGAACTTTATTCCAACACCATAGGCTTGTAATATTAATATTAATATTAATAGTTATTACTCAAAATCACTTGCACTTAATAGACTGGAAAAAATATTTATTACATCTAAATAGTAATCTAAAGATGCTGTTATAAAATCTCCACCATAATCGCGTTGTAATATACTATTTGTATCATATACAATGTAAACAGAAAATAACATTAAAGAACAAATTACTATTATTTTATAAAGAAAAGAAGATTGAATAATAAAAAACTGAACAATGCTTATAATCAGTAGAAATAACAGCGCAAAAAACATAGTTAGACCAAACATATAACCTAATTGAATATTGTTCGCTATTAGTGCTACTCCAAATGCAAACATTGAAACAAAAATGCTAATTGTTCCTAAAAACGCTGTTTGTATTGTGTTTGGATCATAGCGAGACTTTCTATATCCTAAAATTACTCCAAACGCAGAAGAAAAGAGAGAAAAGAAGATAAATTTTAACCATGGTGGCATAGTAATAAACGCAAGAATTAGAATTAATATAAAGGCAGCTATATATGCGGTAATAAGTTTAGGGTTGAATGTTTTAGTGTCTTCATCTTTTTCTATATCAAAATTTTCACTTACATAATAAGTAATGTAAAGCTGAATTACTAAAGTTATTAAAATTAATGCAAAAAAACTCTTTTTTTCGTATATTAACTTAAATAATTGCGTTATATCTGTTTTTTGCTTAATATTTCTATTTTTTTTTAACACATTTGATTTGTTGAGAGCCATGCTTATATTTTATTATAATATATTATATTATATTATATTATAATATATTATATAATATATTTATGCCTTCTCAAACCCGTCGTCGGTCATCGCGACTAAGAAGTTCGGCAGTTAAAAAAATTCAAAAACGGTTTAGAAGTAGAAAAAGGCAAAGGTCAAAAGCAAGTCGTAAAATTCAGTCAAGAGTTCGGGGAAAACAAACTAGAAAAGTAATAAATAGAGAAAAAAATACTAGTACAACAGTTAATGATTGTCCAATATGTTTTGAACCCCTGACTAATAATGTTCGTATTGCATTACCTTGTGGACATAGATTTCACGCAGACTGTATAAGGCGTGCATTGACTAGCACTGGTGGAACATGTCCAAAATGTAGGACAGTTGTAACTAATATAAATTATCCTTCTGTAGAAGAACAAGAACGACAAATAGTACCACTATTTCAATTACAACCACTAATACATGAATTAGATTATGTATTAGATTTAGAACCAATTCAACTAATAGGACACTTTATAGAACGTGCACGCGAACTAGACATTATAGAACAAAGTATAGCACAACAAAGACTACTACTACCTGATGCACCAGAAATTCCAAATATAGCTTATGAACTTGCAATATATAATGAAGTAAATGCAACCGATACTGAGACTGCTTTAATAAGTCTACATGATGAAGCATGTTATATTCGCGATAACTATGGACATTATGGTGGACGACCAACCAGAAATGATGAAATATTAGATGACCATATTTTTAGTATTATTGATAGACTGGCAGAATTATTAATACGCGCAAGACGCAACGCACGCAATGCTACACGAATTGAGCGCCATATTAGTTCACTAGCGCTGATTAGTCAATCTTACTAATGTTATGTTTTATAGTAATTCTTTAATACTACAAAAATATTAAATTATTATATAATATACTATTTTTATATTATATACTATTTTTATATTATATACTATTTTTATATTATATTATATTATAATATATTATATTATATTATATTATAATATATATATATATGCCTTCTCAAACGCGTAGGTCATCGCGTTTAAGAAGCTCGGCAGCTAAAAAAATTCAAAAACGGTTTAGGGGAAAACACACTAGAAAACAAGTAAATAAACTAAAAGCAAGTCGTAAAATTCAATCAAGAGTTAGGGGAAGACAAACTAGAAAAGTAATAAATAGAGAAAAAAATACTAGTACTACAATTAATGATTGTCCAATATGTTTTGAACCTCTGACTAATGATGTTCGTATTGCATTACCTTGTGGACATAGATTTCACACAGACTGTATAAGACAATCATTGACTAGTACAAGTGGAAGATGTCCAAAGTGTCGCGCAGCTGTAACTAATATAAATTATCCTTCTATACAACAAATACAAGCACAAGCACAAGTACAGGCACAAGCACAAGCACAAGTACAAGCACAAATACAAGCACAAGCAATATTAGACCCAATACAACGAAGACAATATATATTACAAAGGTTGCGAGAAATTGAAATGCTACAACAACGATTAGCACAACTATACAATCTGTTAGATACTCCAAATATAACTATAAATGAAGCGTTACCGATTCAACATAACGCACGCCAAATTGTGCGTGAGCTACGAACAATATTTTATGAAGCTTCTGAAAATTATCAGAACTATAGAAATGTTAGAATAGATGGTAACCCAGTTGACCAAGATGTTATTAATATGTATTATATAACGTCTGATTTATATAATCGTGCGCAAGTACTTAGGAATAATGTTACGCGTATTGTAGATGAACTTGGTGATGATGATTATGATGAAACTCCAGACCTTATGTAATATTACACTATTTATATAAATTTTTAAATAATCTTATATATTATATTATATTATATTATATATAATATAATATAAATTTAGTATGCCTTCACAAAGACGTAGTTCATCGCGTTTAAGAAGTTCGGCAGCTAAAAAAATTCAAAAACGAATTAGGGGTAAACAAACAAGAAAACAAGTAAATAAACTAAAAGCAAGTCGTAAAATTCAGTCAAGAGTTCGTGGAAAACAAACTAGAAAAGTAATAAATAGAGAAAAAAATACTGTGTTAACAATTAATGATTGTCCAATATGTCTTGAACCTTTGACTAATGATGTTCGTATTGCGTTACCTTGTGGACATAGATTTCATAAAGATTGTATAATACAGAGTTTGACTACCACTGGTGGAAGATGTCCTAAGTGTAGGGCGGTTGTAACTAATATACCTTATATTTCTAGACAGGAATCACAACGACAAATACAACCATCACTGCCACCACCACCACAATATATATTAGATCCAATACAACGAAGACAACTATTAGATTTAGAACCGCTACAACTAATACAATACCTAATAGTACGCAATCAAGAACTAGATGTTATAGAACAAAGTATAGAACGACAAAGACAACTACTGCCTGATGCGCCAGAAATTCCAAATATAACTTATGAACGGGCTGTAGTTAATGAAGTAACAGCAAATGATACTGAGACTACTTTAAGAAGTCTTTATAATGAAGCATATACTATTTATACTAACTATGAAAGTTTTAACACACAAGATAGACCAAGTACTAACGATGAAATAGCGGAACAACACATTGATGCTGTTTTTAATAGAACTTCTAATTTATTAGAAGTTGCAATATATGATGCGAATAATGCATTACGAATTTCAAATCGTCTTGGTGAACTAGCGCGTGGTGCTTAATCTTACTATTTTTATTTTTATATTATATATTATATTATATTATATTATATTATATTATATTATATTATATTATTTATAGTATATAATATAAATTTAGTATGCCTTCAAAAACACGTAGTTCATCACGTTTAAGAAGCTCGGCAGCTAAGAAAATTCAAAAGCGATTTAGGGGTAAAAAAACTAGAAAACAAGTAAATAAACTAAAATCAAGTCGTAAAATTCAATCAAGAGTTAGGGGAAGACAAACTAGAAAAGTAATAAATAGAGAAAAAAATACTAGTACAACAGTTAATGATTGTCCAATATGTTTTGAACCTTTGACTGAACATGTTCGTATTGCATTACCTTGTGGACATAGATTTCATGCAGATTGTATAAGGCGTTCTTTGACTAGCACTGGTGGAACATGTCCAAAATGTAGGACAGTTGTAACTAATATAAATTATCCTTCTATAGAAGAACAAGAACAGGAATACGAACCATTAATATTAGACCCAATATTACGAAGACAACATATATTAGAACGTATGCGAGAAATAGAATTATGGGAACGCGAAATTGAAGAACTAAGACCACAAGTACCCGACCCTCCAGAAATTCCAAATATACCTTTTAATGATGCGTTAAGTAATCAATATAGCGCAGACCAAACCGAATATTATGTACGTAGACTCTATAATGAAGCTTCTTATAATTACAATAACTATAGAAGTTTAAACATAAATGATGAAACACTGGAGCAAGATGTTAGTAATATGTTTTTTATAACTTCTGAATTATTAACACGCGCACGTGACAATTCGCGTAACGCTCAAAGAATTTGCAATCATATTGGAGATATAGAGTTTGCTGAGTATATGTAATATTTCAATAGTTTTATAGTCTTATATTATTTTATAATATAATATATTATATTATATAATATATATATATATTAATATGCCTCCTACAAGGCGCCGTTCATCCTCAATAGTAAGAAGTGCCGCTACGCGAATTCAAAAACGCGTTAGAGGTAAACAAACAAGAAAAAAAACAAGCGCTCTTATGAGAGATAAGATAGATAAGAGAAATTTAGAAATAGATAATAGAAATTTTGAAATAGATAATGAATGCGCAATATGTCTTGCTGAAGTGAAATCAGATGACCCCATTACATCTTTACCATGTGGTCATAGATTTCATACTGAATGTATACAGCGTAGTTTACAGGCAGGTATTGCTGGTTGTCCGTTATGTAGAAGTGTTATACCTAATAATGATTACGCACATTTAGCTAATCCAACTATGACATATGAAGAGGCGCTGCTTGCTAGAAATCGCGCACAAGAAGAGC